GTCTGATTGATTTACTATTTTAATAACAACTCGTTTGTCGTTTTGTTGTAGAATAGTTGGTCCTGTTACTGTGTCTGCCATTTGTTTCCCTCCTTAATTAAGAAACTGTGGGGCCGAAGCCCCACATAATTATTTATTATTGATCTGCAAATGCAGGTACGTCTACACCTTCTGCTTGACCCCAAATATAATAGTTTGTGCTATCTTTAGCCAAAATATTTATTTCAAATAAACCAAAGTCTGTAAGAGTTAGCTTTGAGTTAGAGTTTCCGTCAGAATAAACAGATACGTTATCAGCATTGGAATCTAAATGAATAATTCCACCAATAAAGAAATTACTATTTCCTGGTGTTATTATAATTAAATTTTCTGCTTCTTCCGCAGCGCCACCATAAATAAATTTAAAGTGTGCACCAGCAACTGGCGCTGGTAATGTGATTGTTCTATTTGCTCCAAGTGCAGGAACTACAAGAGTTCTTCCACTATGTGTTGCGTTATCAAGAGTTTTATTCTCATCTCCTAATGCAACAGGGCCATCACCCATAGTGATAACTTCAGTAATTGCTCCAGTGCTAGAGTTTTTACTAATTGTTTTAAGCGTGCTTTCAGATCGTACCGGACCTGAAAAAGTTGTATTTGCCATATTAATATCCTCCTAGATATTTTAAATGTAGTCCCTAGGGATGTCGACTATACACGTCTACATTTAACTTATTTTAATTTGTATAGTGTAATTTTTATACAACAGTTTTTAATAGAGTGCAAGAGAGCCTGTAGTGTGGATTGGATTTTTCCAACGATGTAGCTTTTTATTAAGTAGCTACTGAAACTTGTGGAGCAATACCTTCTACAGTATTTTGTTTGTGGGCTATTGCTGCTTCTTCCAGCTTAATGTCAGTAATAATTTTTTTAACTTTGTCATCTATTCTGACCATCTCAAGAGTGTATCTACCGTTAGATAGATGCTCCTGTTCCCACTTCAACTCCAAGGACCTTTTTGCTTTGTATAGGTCTTGTATCATCTATAACCTCCTCAAAAGTTATTCGATTTATCTCTTCAGAGTAATTGTTTCCGAGATCTTCCCATGTTATACTCTTTTCTCCAAGTTTGTCAAGGATAGCATTTTCAACGGATTTAGCATTATCTTCTGCTAAAATAATAAATTTAGCATGATGACTGTATGCCCAAATGTTTATTAAGAGTTTTTTCATGATTATTTCTTTCTAAATTTTAATTGTGGCGAAACTATGTTTCGCCACAAAAATGTTATAATTATGCTCCTGGTGATCCGAAAATACCTCTCCAGTCAGAGAATCCAAACGAATATCTCTCTCTAGCTTTGTATCTTACGTTACCAGTTGTGAAATCACCTTCCATAGCTGTTTTCAATGGTGCTCTAACGAAATGTTTTAGACCGTTAGGCACGTCTGTTTTAATGAAAAACGCATCAGTGTCAGTTAAATAATGATTAACAGTGTAACCTTGTGGAATCATTCCCATAGAAGCAACTGCATTAACATCATTATCTGCTGTTCCAACTCTTCCAGAAGATTTCATCAATCTTTCAGCTGTAAATTGTAAAGCTGAAGGTATAATTAATTTAGTACCTTTAGCTGCAATTTTTAAACCTCTTTCGTCAACCATAGCAGCAATATCTATTAAAGATTGCTCCAATGATGTTTCGTTAAGGTCAGCTGCAGTTGATAGCTCATTCTGATCAGTTCCTGCAACGATAGGGTGATCTGTAGCACAAAGTGCTTTTCCATCTCCACCGTTTTCAGTGCTGAAAGCGTTGTTTAACACATTAGCGGCTTTTACTTGTTTAGTATTAGCCATAGATCTTGCAAGAGCTTTTGTGTATCTAGAAGCAAGTCTATCGTAAAGATTATCTTCGATAGCTTCTTCAGTGATTGCAAATGCCAAAGCAAGTGTTTCATGTGTGTAACGAGATGTGAAAGTTTCTTGTGCATTATCAAATGAAACTGAAGTTCCTTCAGCTTTGATTGGTGCATTTGCGAAACCAGATAACATTACTTCTTCTTCAAAAGCTCTGTCACTATTTTCTGTATCGAAAATTTCCGCATGCTCGTTAGCATAGTTGTTGTATTCCAAGCCGAATAGTGCATTCAAACCTGGCTCTAGTTCTTTAACTAGTTGTCCTCTTGATATAGCCATTTTTTATTCTCCTATTCTGCTATTATACGCCTGTTGCGGTCATATAGAAATGTTCTGCAATGATCACTTTAAAATTACAATTAGCAGATGTTAAATCGCTATTGTCAGGATCGTCAGAAACTCCAATGATTCGCAAGTTAGCTGTAGTTGTTGATTGAGTATCCGTTAACTCAGATTTTGAAACAAAATGCGGTGAAGCACCTGCTGCAACAGTTAAATCAGCGTTTGTAAAAACGTCTAATTGTTGAGTTGCGCCGGATGCTGCCGATTGTATTTCATAAACTTGAAAAGGATCGTCAGTTACAAATGCTTTAATATCAGTAGCTGCGTTTGAAGCTGCTAAGTGATTAGCAAATGTAGGTTTACTTGTAGTCGCGTCAGTGAAAAACACACCTTGCATAGAGCCCAAAAGAACTCCATTATCTGTATTCGCTGCAATTCCAACTGTACCTGCTGCTAGAGCGGCCATACAATCGTTTTGAGAAAATGCAGATGCACAAGCTGCTACTTCATACTCAGTAGCGGCGTTGTTATCAGCTGATTGACCAATTTTGCCTAAGGGTTTTAATCCGAAAGCTGCGTCTTGGTTTGCCATATTATTATCTCCTTATGTTTACCAAAGGTAAACGGTTAATTTAATTCGTTGGCAAAAATTACTAAAAAATTATTAGTCTTTTTTTGTACCACCGAAGGTTACACGAGTCTGTCTATCTACATCGATAGGCATACCTGGGTGCTGTTCCTTCAAGAGGTCGTTTTCAATCGCTTCGTCTTTTGCTTTTGTAAGGTTATTAAAATATTCCTCACGCGATTTAACTAACTCTATCGATATCCTAGCCAGCAATAGGCCACCAACTCCGATCACGCCCTTGTATTTTCCATCGTTAATAGTTGGATAATCTATCTCTGGATATTCATCAGCTCTTACTAATTCATAACCTGATCTTAGTTTACCGGACATGTTTTTTGTATCATCAAAACCCATTGACTCGGCTCTTATCCATCTATGATGGTACCCATCTGGTGCAGGGGGTGCATCTAAAGATGACGGTGGAGTCCAAACAGTTTTTTTAGCTGTCTTAGCTCTTGTTTGACTCGCACGGGAAGTTTTTATTTTATCTGTGTCCATATGCTTATGCCTCCTTCGTGATTTTTAATTGTTTCGCATATTCTTCTAGTGGCACTCCTAATTTTTTAGCAATTGCTACCTGAGATGAAGTGAGTCTCACTGTGTTGCGACCTGGTTTTACACTCCGCGTAGCCGAAGCTACAGTTTGAGTAGGTTTAGTCGATTCCTTTGTTTCGGTTTTAGCAAATTTGTGTGGGAAGTCAAGTCTCATTCTTTTGTCTACCTCACTATAATATTCATCTGATTGTGCATCAAAACCTTCTTCTTCAGTTAACTTTTTATGCAAATCAAATGCAGTGTAAGTCATTGCACTGTCTTGACCAAACCAAGGATTCTTTTCTGCCCATTCTTCTGCTTTAGGATCAGAAGGTGGTGCTTGTATGGCTTCATTTAATGTAGGTTGTTTAATAGATGCTTGTCTTGCTTGTTGTTGGTATTTATTTTTAAAACTATTGACTCTAGATTCTTCAACACCAATTCTTGCAATCTCTCTTTGTGCTTCAACTTCTGCATTAATGTCTCCATTTTCTCTTGCTGTTAAAAGTCTTGCCTTAGCTGCTTCAAGTCCAGTTTTTAGTTTACCTTCCATAGCATTTACATAGCCGGGTTCTAATTTAGAAACTTTTGTTTTTAATTGTTCTAATTCAGCTTGACCGCCTTTTGCAAATTCTAAAGCAGCTTCTTTTTGTCTTTCTGCTTCACGCCATTTTTTAGTTAACTTTGCAATTCTTTTTTGAACGCCTTCACTATATTGCTCTAGCTCTTCTTTTGGCTCTTCTTTTTTAGTTTCTTGTTTCTCGTCACTCGTTTCTATTTTAACTTCTTCTGTTTTAGTTTCTTCTACTTTGGGTTCTTCTACTACTGTTTCTTCTTTTGGTTGTTCTATTTCAACCTCAGCACCAGGACCCGACGTGTCGATGTCAACTAGATCTTGTTTATCATCTTCTGGCATAGTTTATCTCCTTCTATGTTATATATTATGCAACACTGCTTCAGGGTCTTTTATAGTTCCTAAAACTTCGTCGTCGTTTAATAGACGGACTTCGCCGCCTTCTATTGGTAATCTTGAACCTGCGTATCTTGCAAAAATAACCCAATCACCTTTTTTACACCAAGGACCTGTTGGAAATTTTTCCTTGTCGTAATAAGCTAATGGACCTACCTTTAAAACATAACCACAGTTAGTAGCTATTCTTAATTTTTCTAAAGATTCTTGTGCAATAATTATTCCACCTTTAGTTTTTTCTTTTGGTGTAAAAGGTAAAACTAAAAGTCGCCAACCACTAGGTTCGGGTAGCTGGTCTTTTTGTTTTTGTATGTTGTCTGGATTTAAAGGTTCTGGTTCACCTTTAGATTCTTCGTTGTATTTGTCTTGAAGACCAAGTTTAATCTTTGGTACTTCCTTTGATGTCGACGACATTTTTTCGTTCATTTTTTTGCTCCTTTTCTTCTAGCAGGTTAGAGATTTCCTGTAATAGATATTGATATGTTCTTGCTTGTCCTAACATATATTGATATTTTTCCATATTGTCAACACCACCACTAATCATAGCGTCACCAACTCTTTGTAAACTGTTTCGCATTATTTTTTGTATTTTTGATACAACAACTAATGGATCCATCATAATGTTTCTCCTCTTTCTGGTTCAAAATCATCTAACACTTCAATTTTTTCTCTTGCGTTAGCTATTTTTTCAATTTGTTTGTTTACTTCTTCTATGTGTTGTGGATGTTCTCCAATACCTACGCTATTTGTTAAATATATGTTTGCAGTAGCATCAGCTTCTGCAATTTCAGCTTCGTATCTAGCTCTTAATGCTTCTAATATTGCTCGTCTCATTTAACATTTCCATCTTCTCCGTGCTTGTCTTATTCGTGAGTTAGGATCGTTACGTGTTTTTGCTGATGACCGTTTTAATTGTCCTAGTGATCTAGCGCAGTATGATTTCCTACGATTAGCAGCTTTTGATCCTGGCTTCACTTTTCCAGTCACGGCTGTTTTTAATTTACTTCCAGGG